TTCCCAACGCCGCCAGCAAAACCACCCTGCTAAAGGGTGGGCAGTCGGTATAGCATCCCAGTTGGGGGCCACACGTAGCTTCCTCTTATACCGAACCCGGTCATGTCTGACCGTGATGGTATGAGAGTTAACCGAACCGAGCAACTTAGCAATATGCAACCCACTAGGGTTGAATATCCGCTGCTTACTCCCTTTGGGCACCCGTACCCAATTCTCTTCGATACGCAGTCTCCTCGCTATCGGAACATACGCGTAGTATTTAATACTACCCGTATTTCGGTCACGACGGAAGTTTCGTATCATCGAGAGAGGTACCTTAATGCCCGCAGAGTCATCCTCCCACCTTGGAACAGGATTCCAGGCTACTCTAGAGAGTAGCCACCTGACCGTGGTTGTAAGAGGTATGCCTGTTCTACAAGTGAACAAGTTAAGCTGATTAATTGCCGAGTAGAAATCTTGCTGCGTTTCAAGGGATTTGATATAAACCCCCCGCACGTTGATACCGACGTAGTAATCGGCACCACAAGACTCCTTGAACGGTCCTTCTTGATAGGACTTAGAGGTATTTACACGGAAACCGGCCATCTCCAGCAACTTCATCACACACGGAGTTAAATCCTCCGGAGATATGATGTCGTCACCGAAGACGCCGAATTCACCGTGTTCATTAAAGTCGCTCCATGGAGATCTGGACCGGGTATTCTTGTTTAAGGAATATCCATGACCATACTTCCAGCGAGCGGCAGCCTCTACCATACAGCTGAAAATAGCAGTCTGCAACGGGAACGTAAAACCGTTTCCCATCGTCGACACCATATGCAGCTCATGCTCACGACCACGAATCTTCGACGTAGGGCTACGGAGCATCCCCAAAAGGTCATTAAACCATTTCGGGAATAACTCTTTGCACAAGCCGAGTGAAATCGAGTCGCTGGCAGACTCAAGGTCAAGGGTGGAAAACCCTAGCCCGAGGCTGCCCTTACGAGCAAGCTCACGGTTATGGAATTGTTGGTCTCGGATGTCTATTCGAAAATAGCTCCTCAACCTCCGTTCCAAAACCTGTCCTAGCCCAAGCTGATAAAACATATTCAGCGAGGGTTCGGTGCAGATCGACCGTGAAATATGCGTGTACTTCGGTACAAAGCTAAGACTGTTTCCTTTCACTAAACGAGTCTCGCCGAAATGCATGCAACGGATTGCTTCCGCTATGCACCATTCAGGGTAGTTTCTCGTCCAGCGCCTGTATTCGTCATACAGGACACGTCTAGTAGATGTAAGAGGGCTAGCAAACAACTTCGTATAGAAGTCGCCTCCTAGGGCCCCAATCGAAGCACCAGGTCCAACTCTCGCATCCGCGAGGAGCGAACCAAAGTGCCCAACGAGCGGTAAGCCACCGGGGTGTAAGAAATCGTGGATTGAGCGTTTAAACTCGCCCCACAACTCCTCGTCCCACGTTTGCATATGCTCTACATCTAGCTTCCAGTTCTTACAGTGTTCATTCACTTCAAAGAACTTAGCCAAGCAGGCATCATCGGCGGCTGAAGTGTTATCCTCCTCAAATTTCTTCGAGAAGGACTTCCGCAGCTGAGATGCAGCAACTTGACGTGGAGTAGCACCAGGCCAGAAAGCCTCACGGCTTTCAGGATACTGGCGAAGATCGTGATTAAGGCATCGAAGAAGTACAACAGGGAAAGCACCCATGATGTTTCCTTAGTTTGTTGACCTGGATAATTACACCGTACGGCCTAGCTCATGGAGAGCTTCGCGTGTACGGGCACCAAGCGCCTCGATTAGCGCTTGATCCAGGATAACTGTCGACAGCTTGAGAAGCATCTTAACTTCCTTCTGCTGTCCCTCACTCAAAACCATTGGAGAGTCACCGTGATGGTGGCGCTCCGTGGAAGGATCGAAAATCTTCCACATGCCCTGCTTGCCGCGGATAGAATAGAAATTATCCTCGCCAAGCAGTTCATAAAGGCTAAGCGCATGGCCACGATTGTTCTCGCGAACAACCGTGACATAACGCTGCGTTTCAATGTCACCATCGAAACGACAAGTGAGGGTTAGGGCTACAATAATGCGGTTCATGTCGTATTCACCGACCTGAAGGGCACAGAACTGCGACCCTACTACCTCAAGCGAACTAACTTTCTGAGTCTTCATGTAATCACTCCAAACGGATGAAATTGCAGAGAGGATACTCAGAGCGTCAGAGAACGCCTGAGATGACAGTATCGCCGAGGTCTGCACTCTCTTCGCTGAGAATGCCGACCAGAAGCGACAACATTGCACGTACATTGGGCGCATCATACGTATCAGCGCCGGCAGGAACGTCCACTTGGACGCGAACTGTGGCTTGTTGATTAACGTCATATGCGCTCGAGTCAACACCCTTTCGGATGATGATCCAGTACGTGTTCTTCGGAATGGGAGCCACCTGCGCCCCGGTCACCGCATTTCTGTTCCCAAGGGACTTCGGTACCTTGGGTTTGACAAAAGTAACGGTGAACGGTTTGCTGATGGAATGGGCAACGACGCCCGTCTGCGTGCCACCAAGACTGGTGACAGCATGCTGGACGGCGTTTGGTTCAGACGCCTGATCGGCAACCAACCCGTAGGTTGGAGTCGTCAGGTTAGTCTGTGCTCCGCCTGTGATACTCGAATCGGGTGACCATGTCATGGTTCACTACTCCCGCTGACTACCTTATGAGTTTCTGCACACTACGTGAGGCGCCGAAGAGGGCGATCATGTTAATCCACTTTGTCCCGCATCCCGGTATCGTAAATTCGATTACCGGAAACGGGAGAGTGTCTAACGGTGACCTAACCACTTCAGTTTTCATGTGCAGGTACGACCCAGGAATGATAAATCTTTCGCTTGGTTTTGACGGGGGTATAGGTCGAAGATTCGTCCCGTACACAGAGTACGTACGACGAATAGTTTTCGACTGCCACCTCAGACTACACCGATTGAAAGACCATGCTGAGAGGAGATGCTGAATATTGAAGAAATAGTCAGCAAGGAACGAATATGGGATTAACTCCCAAAGAGAAGGTAGCCAGTTACTCTGATCCCATCCAGAAGGCTGGACAGAACCATAATAACCACCATTTGGGGCATTACGCCAAACTTTGCCGTAATACCTTATTTGTACCTTTTCTTTTCGTTCCCACCCATGGCGCCACTTTGAGGCGACAACAGTGCCACCATTAGCCCAATCTTCGTCTTCTCCGTAGCCGGATATAAAAGCATCCTGCTC